CTTTTCTTCTTTTACTTCCGTCATAGTAACGATTTTATCGTACTTAACGACGTACATACTATCAGTAGCCATTTCCATCCATGGTCTTACTTTAACGTACTGTCCTACGTGATTACGCATTACTTTCATGATCACTGGGTTCATCAGTAGAAGTATAGGGTCACCATCATTCTCGTCCACACAGACCAATGAGAATATTTCTTCTCCTGTAACCAATTTTATTACTGCATGAAATTCTTCGCCCATTTAATTCTTTAGCGGTATGTTTACAATATCGTAATTAAAGTTTTCTTCGTTATAAACTTTGATTCTTTCAATTAGATGATTAAGTGTGTAGTTTCTCCGTGCCTTGTAGGAAATGTCGTCAGCAATGTCATAGAGAGTTGC